TTCTGGGATTAAAACTTGCCGAAGATGTTACCGGGCTTCCACTTTTGATGCAGGGCCAGCAAGGAAAAGCGCCTGATACTGTAGGCGGGATGCAGATATTGAATAACAATGCATCAACTGTTTTGCGGCGTATTGCGCGATTATTCGACGACCTGATCACTGAGCCGCATGTGCGCCGGTATTACAATTATCTATTGCAGTATGGTGAGGATGAGGAAAAGGGTGATTTCATGGTTGATGCGCGTGGGTCGAGCGCATTGGTTGAGCGGGATATCCAGAATCAACAGATATTGCAGATGTCGGCTATTGTGGCAAATCCGATATTTGGGTTAGACCCGAAAAAATGGGCATCGGAGTTCTTAAAATCCCAAAGGCTTGATCCCAAGAGGTTTGAGTATGACGATGAGAAGTGGAGACAATTAGTCGAGCAGTTGAGCCAGAGGCCGCAAGACCAAAGTCTGGCAGTAGCCCAGCTTAACAATGAGACCAAGGAACGTATCAAGGCGTTTGAATTACAGTATGGTCAAATTGAGAACGACAAGCAGAGGGCGTTTGAGGGGGCGATGAAAGAGATTGATATCTATCTCGACCAGCAGGAACAGAGCGGGGTGCGATCGATTGAGCTTGATAAACTCCGCGCCAGGTTAACTGAAAATCGGGAAAAGCTCGCAACACAAATCAAATTGAGCGGAACTCAGGCGCTTACCCCGCCCGTTGAGCCAAGGGGCAGGGCCGAGAGCGGAAAATCGTTTCAACAATAAGGGGTTATAAATGACCAGAATCATATCTAAAGACCTTCAGCCTTTATCTCTTAAGGGCAGGAAAATGGCAAGGATGGTTATATTTTGGTCGCCTGACGGCAGTGATGAGACGTGGGCGCCGCTAATGCCCAATCAGGTTCCGGCGTGGGTACAGCATCCCGATACTCTAGCCGAGATGGTTGCAAACATGATGGTTAAAAAAGACGGTACATGCTGGTATCGTGCGGAGTTATTAAATTGATATTGAACGATGTTGACCTGAAAAGTCAGGCATGGATAAAGATCACCGGGCATTGTGAAGATGAGATAGCCAGGCTTCAAGTTGTAAATGAAGCCTCAGGCCGATCACAAACCGCTACCGAGTTCACGCGCGGAGAAATACACGCTTTAAGGGGTATTTTGCAAAATGGCAAGGTGGATAAAATCGTTCTTTCACTGGTTGACGGCCAGTTGGATGACAGACCTGTTTATTAACAAGGAGAATATATGGCAAAAGCTGTGGTGCCTGAAGGCGAAGAAAAGTGGAAAGCTGAGGGTGATATGCGTACCCTGGTTGAAGCCGAGGCTATTCGCAATGACGACAAGCGATTAAAGGCTGCCCTGAAATGCGCGAGGGATCAGTTGAAAAACCTTAAAGAAGCAATGAACTCAAACAGTGGAGATAAAGAATGACCGAAAAAACGGAAGCAATCGATCCGCTCACTCTTGAAACCCTCCTGGATAAAGAGCCGCCGACCGATGAAGAGAATGAAGCCGATTTCAAAGCCGGTTTTGAAGGTGTTGAATCTGTTACGTTCGCAGAAGAAGAGAAGGTAGTTGAGAAAGAAGAAAAGCCTGCTGAAAAGTCTGAGGAGAAGTCCGATGATTTAAGCGGACTTATAACCGGCCAACTAAAGACCTTCAAGGAAGATATTGATAAGCAGATCAGGAACATAAACGGCAAGTTTGGTGGACTTAATTCACAACTTCAATCCATTATGGCCTCTGCCAAGACGGCGGCCACTGCCCAGGGTGGATCATCGCCCACCCAAGCGCAGGTCAAGGAAGCCGTTCAAAGTAATACCAAGTTTGAAGCGCTCAAGGAAGAGTTCCCCGAATATGCCGAGGCGTTAACTGAGCAGATTGGGAATCTCAAGACAGAAATGTCCGGAAAGACCAGCGAAGTGAAGTCCGAGGATTTCAAGACAGTACAGACTGAAATTGAGTCATTCAAGGACATGTTGGTTGAAACCCGGCACCGAAAATGGAAGGACACTGTGCAAACAAGCGAGTTTGCTGAGTGGTTTGCATCACAGGATGATGATACTAAAAACCTGGCTCAAAGTACAAATCCTCTTGATGCGATTGATCTTTTGGATAAATATGCCGATATTGTGGTAGAGAAGTCTGAATCTGAAAGCTCCGATGATGGTTCCGGGCAGAAGAAATCAGAAGTAGAAACGAAAAAGATTGCTGAGAAGCGTAGATTGGAAGCGGCTCTCACCCCCACCAGAAAAGGCGGTAGAAGCGCACCAGTTACAAAATCTGAGCACGATGACTTTGTTGAAGGTTTTAATGCGGCGTAAGCCGTAATCTCGCGGCGCCGGTTCCGGCCCCGAATCAGTAGCACGAACGACCATTGTCCTTCGTTAAAAGGATGCGCTTTTGCGCGTTTTATTTTCCATTTAACGGAGTAGACACATGGCAACACAAAATTATAATACAGTAGCCCCGCGCATTGGCAAGATCAAAGGTGCGGTACTAAAGCACGCTGTAGCCAAAGAAGTTCTGGGCATTACCGGCAAGCAGCATAATATCGACAAGAATCAGTCGGATACGGTTAGTTTCCGGCGTTGGCTGCCTAAGGGTGGTTCAACCACAAACTCAACCACGATCAATACGATCAGTGTTGATGCAACCGCACATCTTCAGCAAGAGGGTGTAACCCCGGAAGCGGATACCATCACCCCGCAGGATATCAGCGTACAGCTTAATCAGTACTCGTGTATGTATATGTATACAGACAAGACTGCTGATCTGTATGAAGACAAGATACCTGACGAAATGAAAATCCAGTGCGGCGAGCGCATGGCGGTAGTCCGTGAGATGATTCGCTACGGCACGCTCAAAGGGGCAACCAACAAGTATTATGCTGGCGGCACTACTCGCGGGACAGTTGACGAGGTCATCAGCTTAAACATCCTGCGTAATGTAAGCCGTGGTTTAAGCGGCAATTATGCCGAAATGATTACTCGTATGCTATCCCCAAGTCAGGATTTTAACACCACTGCAATCGAGGCTGGATATATTGTGTTCGCTCATACTGATGCCGAGCACGATATCCGTGAGTTGCCTGGATATATTCCGTTGGCTTCCTATGGGCAACGCAAACCTATCCATCCGCTTGAGTTAGGGTCTGTTGAGCGGTATCGGTTCATTCTGTCGCCCTTGCTGGCCCCAATAATTGATTCTGGTGCTGCGCTGGGTTCGACCGGGCTTGAATCCACTGGTAACTCACTCATCGACGTATACCCCTTCATTGTGGTAGCCGAGGATGCGTGGGGTGATGTTGCGCTACGTGGTATGAGATCGTTCAAGATCAACCACTTGCCGCATAATCAGCCCGACAAGAGCGATCCGGGTGGGCAGCGCGGTTATCTTCATGCTTCATTCTGGTCAGCCATGTTCATGCAGAATGACGGTTGGGCCGCAGTTATTGAAGCTGGGGTCACAGACCTGTAAATATAGCCCCGGTAAAACGGGGCTTACCACAATAATTTGATTACAAGAGGACAAAGACATGACACAAGCAAGTGACCTTAAAGGTATAACGCTCTGCACGAGTAAGGCTGGGTTAGCTGCGGGTTCCACATCAACCTACACGACTGCTGCAACCACGAGCGGGATGATTGGCGGAAAATATGTAACTGCATTGAGCGCTCAGACCGATACAGCGACGCCGACCACTGATTATAGTGGTGCTGCATTTACCGCTCTGGGCGTAAGTGAGGGCTGTGTATTCGTATTCAGTTTGGTTGCTGCCGGCACTATTGCCGTCCATCAAAGCGATGTATATGCCCTGGATGCGTCAAACGCATTCAAAATCGCGCCTCAGTTCCCGGCGATTGATCTTGATACCTATATGCCTTTTGGCTATCTGGTTCTGAAAAACGGGTCAACGGGTAGCGCATGGACTTTTGGCGCAAGCAACTGGACTGCAACTGGCGCAGCAGACACCTTTACTGACGTGGGCGTTCTGCCGCGCAGGCCACAAACAGCGTAATCTATAACAATATAGAGCCGCCTTCGGGCGGCCTATAAATTACAAGAGGATACGATAATGCAATCATGGAAAAAGTTCAGCGAACTTAAGATAGACAAGCTGCTGCGGATTGGTAAGAACGCAGTCATCAAGATCAACAATGCAGATAATACGGAAAGCACTATCAACCTGACGGAGTTGGCTGCTCTTGACAGTATTGGCGCTGCTGATCTGGCAAAGATTGACGGAATTACGAACGGGACTCAGGCCGCAGGGAAGGCTGTTGTCGCCGATGCCAATGTCAACACTGGCGTATCGAAAATAACAGCCCTGCATATTGGCGCAACCGGGTCTGAGACTCAGGTTACGGCAACTGCCGCAGAATTGAACTATAATGATATTGCTGCACTCGGAACTGGCGCTGCTTCCAAGGCGGTTGTGCTGGATTCAGGTGAGGACTACACATGGCCCAATACCGGCGTATTGACGCTTGGTGTACTCGCAACAGCGGTAGAGGCGTCAGAACACGCTGCGGGTGCAATCGGTACAGCCGTGGCCCCAGCGACCTATCGCTGGATCGAGCATGGTGTTATCGTCACACAGACTAAATTCGACCTGACCGGGTTAACAAGCATGAACACCGCCAACGACGTTATTGGCCTGGCGGCTGGTGGGATTGCGTACATCGGGCGCAACGTGGTGGCAACCAACGGCGTTATTTTTAAAGTTGAACTATCTTGTCTGGAAACCCCGGCGGGTGGTGATAATGACGTGAATGTTGTTGCGAATGCCACTGGTACGCTGGAATACGACGGTGCAGGTGGCACAACGTATCTGAGCAATAGCGGCGACCTATTGGCCGGCCAGACCGCCCAGAATCTTCTCCCAGCGCTGACGGCGAACGATTATTTTTATCTGACGGCTGGAACAGGCGATACAGCAGCGGCTTATACTGCTGGTATGTATGTGCTGACCACCTACGGCCATCCGCTGTTAGCGTAATCAGTTCTACAAATACTTTCAAAGGCTCCTTCGGGGGCCTTTTTTTTGATAGGAGCCGTTGAATGATCACTGCCCCTTACAAAACCCATTTGCATGATTCGTTATGGCATTAGTATCTTTTACAGGATTTGAGACGGGGGCTGCTGCTGGTGATGAGCTAAACGCAATTACTGGAACAGCCTCGTTTGATACCTCCACCGTAAGAACAGGAACGTATTCTCTTCGTTCAAATCCAACTACAACTGCGACCGGGTACGGCACTTTATCACCTGCGGGAGATACTGG